CGGGGTTGCCCAGGGCAAATTCGATAATAGCCGTGTACCTCAGATCGCCGGCAATCGGCCACATCACCAGGAAATAGTGCAGACGCCCGCCATCGTCAGCGCCGATGTAGATAGTCTTGCTCCAGCCCTCGGGAACCCTCGGCAGTTGTCGCAGCCAGAACGGCTCCCAGGGCGGGATTATCGGCCCCAGCATCCACACGTCCCCCGCCCCCAGCGGCTCGTGCATCTTCTGCAGGCCCAGCGTCCCGAGCGAGCCGACGACCATCCCGGCCAGGCCCCACTGTGCCCACACCGTGGCATCGGACGCGGGATCCGGGAACGCCACCCCGAGCAGACCGGCGGAAACGCAAGCGTAGGCGACGGGGACGTTCACAGCACACCCCTCAGCAATCCGGCAGATCCAGGAGAGCCGGCCGTGGGGGCCTGGGTGATTTCTAACCCATCCGTCAATGATCCAGCCCCGGCTCCATTCGTGACCTCAACGGTCCATAACCCAAGGGCAATCCCGGTGACAACGAATGTGCAGGTGATCTGGGTATCACTCACCACAGTTTTTGTGGTGCTAAACACATCATCCTGGCCCGCCTTTTGGAGGCGAACCATGGTCGTCCCGGTGAAGTAACTCCCGGCGAGGTCCGTGACGGTCAGCGTCCCCGAGTTGCTGTGCGTGGCAGGGGTGATCGAGGTGACTATCGGTAACGCGGCAACTGTAAAGTTCACCCCGCTTGCAGCCTCTTCTCCGTTCACCACAACGAAGGCGGTCCATACCCCTACGGCCATGTCAGCCGCGAGCGTGATGGACCCGGTGCCTGCCGTGATCGAGGACGGCGTGAATGTCCCGGTTACGTCGGTCTCCCCGCTCTTCCTCAGAAGGATCGAGGTCTTGGCGTTCCCGGCGTAGTGGTTGCCAGCCATCGCCGTGATCGTGACCACGCCCCCGCGCGCCCCGCTGTTCGGCGTGATGGACGAGATGGTCGGGGTGCGAAGCGGCAGGAGACTCCCACCGTTGATGACCTCTGTGATATCGGCACTCGAAAACGCCCTCTTCCACACATTAACCGGTCCGCACTTCCCAGCCTGCCACAGGCTTGCCGTCTGGCGGCGATATCCGATGCCGTTGAAAGTCCCGCCGTTGAATGTCCCGGCCCCGACGATGCTGACCGAACTCCCAACCTGTGCGGCATTCCGGTACGCCTTGATGACATTCGCATCCCGATCCACTACGACCCAGAACACTCTCTGGACACCATCAATATCACTCGTGGCGTCCTGGGCCGGGGTGTAGCCAGTCGTCCCGTCATTCGCGCTGACCTGGATGCCGTTGGAGTCGATGTACATCTGCACTCTCTTGCCATTCGAGTCCACCGCGAACTGCAAGAGCATACATGTCTGGGACGACGCGGCAGAAACCATGATCGTGAACGATCCGCTCTCGAATTGCAGGGCCGCATTGTCCGCAATGTTTGCCCTGCCGGTTGACCCGTCCAGCGTGATGCTCTTGGTAAGCCCTATCCCGGCCTGGGCGTAGGTGCCGTCGGCCATCGCGGCGGCAAGCGACGCGACCCAGTCTGTCAGGTCGCCGCTAGCCTCACGGTAATCCCAGGCTGCAACAAGTGACGCTCTAAGAGCGCTATTGCTCATCAGACCGCCCTCGTCCCGCCCGCTGTCGGATCAACTGGGTCCCACGCCCTTGCTTGAGCCGCTGCGGCGCTCCTCGTCAACCGCGTCCCCCCAGCACCCTTGATCGCCACATCATCCAAGGCACCAAACTCTGCGGCGATGATGACCTGGCTCCCATCCGGCGAATGCGCCCCGTACCGCCACCGCCGCACGCCCTTATACTCCGTGTCCGGCTTCGAGGCGGTCGCTGAAACAAGAAAGTAAATGTCAGCCATGACTTATTCCCCCGGTCCTTCCTCTGACACGGCAAGGTTCCCTGAGAGAACGGTGGAGTTGGTTGGGGTCACGACCAGAGACGCGGCGGTCGCCGGGGTGATCGGGATGCCCTTGTTGCCTCCGATGACCAGGCCTCCATCCGCCCCGGCCAGGAAGAAGCCCTGGTGGATCACGGTGGAGCCGTCCTTCAACTGCCACGTGCCCCCGGAGGTCAGTCCTCCGCCGATGGCCCCGTGGATGAGGAGACGGCGCCCCGCCCCCGGGGTGCCGGAAACCAAGGTGAGGACTGTCCCGGTCGAGAGAGCGGTGAGCGAGGTGAGATACTCTGGCTTCATGGAATGGCTCCTTTCAGGGGTTCTGGATCTTCAAGAATTCCGCCGCCAAGTCGTGCATCTGTCTCTCAATAGCCTGCCGCTCCAACACGGTCTTTACCTGCCTCCGCGCCCGCGACAGATTACCCAACGCCTCCGCCATCGCCAAGTAGCTGTCCCGATGAGCAACCTCCGGGTAGTCCTTCAGGAACGTCTCGGCCTTGGCAACATCGCCGGACTCCGCCGCCCTCTTTGCGCTCAGGTAGGCAGCCTCGATGCGATTGGCCTGCTCGTAGAACCGGTTTGTGGCGTCCGAGGATCCCCATGCCTCCGTGATGAAGGACCGGATCAGCGGGTACTCGGTCAGGGCTCTCTCCGTCGTCCTCTGAGGCGAGGTGCCGATTGCCCTGAGCAGGGCGTCCGCCGCTTCCGTTGCGAGTTTGCCGAGGCCGCCGGTCTCGCCGCGGATGACGTGATCCACCTTCAGTGGTGCCACGCCGATCAGCCCTCCGATGTGCTTTGCCACTTCACTGGTCCGTTGCGAGATCTGCTCTTCGGGGAGGAGGCCTTGAGTCCCGCGAGGCACGATCGGCCTCTGGCGGAAGATGTCGAAGTTGGTCACTGCCTCAACAGGAGCCTGGATCGCGGTGGGCAACATCATGCTTTCCGCCTGCTCCAACACCCCGGCTCCGATCTCGCCTGCCGAAGGCAACGCTGACGGCCCCTCGTCCCGCCACCTGAGCATCCGTTCCGGGAGGGTCTTGAACAGAAGACCCCACTCATACGGTATTGGCATCGAAAACCACTTCTCCACCCCGTCATCACCTGTCATGTCGAAGTTCCAGAACAGGTCTTTGCGCCAGTTCGGGAGTCTCTGGTATCTCTCGTTCCTCTTGTTCGCCTCATACAGAAGCAACGTGGGGATGGTCAGAAGAAGAAACCCCTTTGCTCCCGCCCTTCCTGGATTGGCATGAATCTCGCGCACGAACTTGTCCAACCCCTGAACCATAGGATTGAAGAAAGCCTTGAGCGGGGCATAGGCTTTCATGCTCGTCCCAATCCTGGTGAAGTTCACGGTGCCTTCCTTGGAACCGTAGGCGGCCTGCACCAAGGCGTCGAAGTCACTCCCAGGCGTCCCGGGACGATCTAGGATGCGCTTGAACTGGCCCATGCGGGTGGATTCCTCAATCATGTTCCCCCAAGCGGCGAGTTCATCCAGCGCCCCGCGCACAACCTGTCGTCCTGCATCCAGCGGATGCCCCTGGATCAGCAGACGCCCGGGGTCCAAGACGACCGTATTCGGCAGGTTCTTGAGCGCATTGCCCTCGTCTCGTATGGAGTCTCTGAGTCCCGTGCGCACATGCTCCCTGGAAATGCTTTGGAGGGTTCCCTTCGCGGCACCACTCATCATGTAACGCCAGTAGAGTTCGTCTTCCTTGAGGTAGGAAGCCAGTCCCTGCACAGCATCTATTGGGTGCGCGATCCCGGTCATGCTCTGGAAGAAGACCGAGAATTGATCTCTCACGGCATTCCGAAGCGCAAACGCGGGGTCCAGCACAACGCCCATGCGTAGGGTGCGCGTGAAGAACTGCAAAACCTTTGTCAGGTCACCCGCCTTGCTCTCTTGAAGCGACATCGTGGTCGTGTAGAGGTCTTCCGAGAGTTGGTAGAACTCCGGCTTCCCGTCGCGCATGACATGGATGATGTTCGCGCCCGGGATGTCGAAGGCGGGGCGGTAGATGTTCATTATCGCCTCTGGATCAATCCCTGCCTCGGCAATTTCCGCCAAGACGGGGTTGTGCTCCCCGAGCAATTCCGACAACGACACGCTGGCAGCCTTGGTCATGGGCCTGTCTATGCGCTCGACGAACTTCCCCATACCAGGATGCTTCTTCGCGGCATCAACAAGGGCGAGGAGCACCCGGTTTCGGTCTGCCACGTCAATCATGCTGTGGATGTTCTTGTACATACTCTCTGTTGGGCTCACGATCTCCCGGGCAGAACCCTTCATGCGCTTCACCGGACTTGCAAGATTCGCCGTGCGCTTCCCTCCGATGAAACCTTGTGCGACAGCCTCTTCCATGACCCGGTTGAACGGCACGTAGAAAGCGTACGCATTGATGATCTTTTCGTAGGAATCCTGACTCATCAAGCCGGAATCCCTGACATAGCGCAGGCCGTCCCTGTTCCACTGATGGACGCCCTGGGCCTCCTTCGGAAAGTCCGGGTGCTTTGCGGCCATCTGGCTCGCGGCATCCCGAGCAATATCAACCGAGATCCCCGTCTCCTTACCCTTGGCGCTGACTTCAACGGCGTGCTTCCCTGTTAGGTAGATGTCGAAATCATCCCATCTACCTTCCGTGATCCGGCGCATGATCGGACCCAAGCCCTCGTTCAACGGAATGCCCTTCGTGGTGAACGACTTGTTTTCGATGAAGGCATTCGCTTTCCCCCCAGTCCCGGCCAACAGATGGCCCAAAAGGAACGGGTTCTCACCCGCTGTCAAGTCCACGCCTTTAGACTTCAGCTCCTCCACAACAAGGCGGTACGGATTGAGGCCATCCCTCCATTTCATGGTGAACCTGTCCCAAGCGGAACTCATGCGCTCCGCGAGAGTCCTGGCATCAGGTGGTGGCCCTTTGCTGATGTGTGAGCCGACCTTTGCCGCCGCAGGAGAATCCATCCAGCGCTGGTAGGCCGCCCTCGCATCCAACATGACCTGCCGGATCTCCGGCTGTTCGTGTTTCAGGAAGTCTTCCATGAAGGCGGTGAACTCCGGCGCCTTGGCCCTGGCCGTGGAGGGTTCGGTGACGTAGAGACGCCCCCACTCCGCGAAGCCCTCGGCGGCGATCTTGAGCTTGGTGGGCTTCCCGAGTGGCTTGGAAGCAATCTCCTTCAACTCTGCGTAGTAGGGCCTGAGCTGGAGTTTCCATATCGCGTCGAGATGGTGGAAAGCCTCGTGGGCCGCGACCGCAACGTCCTGCGCCTTGGCGAGACGCGCCACGTTGTAGCCGGTCTTGCCCTTGAAGATCCCCGATGCGATCCCTCGGCTGAACAGCCTGGAATGGCCGATACGGATCGGGAGGGCCAGCGCCTTGGAAATCTTGTCTATGATCTCCTGACGCGACGGCACCTGATCCATGGGAGACTGATTCTCAAACGCCTCCGACGGAGTCTTCTCCGCTACCGCTTGAGAAGCAGAGGCCTCTTCCATCCGAGCCCTGGACCCCTGCGTCTCACCCGCGACACGCACCTTCTTCCCGTAGGCGCTCTTGGTGTCCATCGCCCTGACGGCGCGGGCCGTGTCAGTCCACGGCGCGGACACTTCAGTTGATGGGTCCACCCTTGGCATGACGATAATGTGGTGGTTGCCGGCGACGAACTGGACCGACTTGTCGAAGTCTCCGCCGAAGACCTGCACGGACTGCTCTCCCTGTCCTTTGAGAAACACGGCGACCTTCTTTGCGAAGCTGGTGCTGATTGCCGTCGGCCCGAACATCACGACATCTGACTTGCCTCCATCAGGCGCTGGTTTCCTGACTGCCTTTGACAGATCCTCAACAGAAATGGAACCAAGAGGCTTCAGCTTCAGCGCGAACAGTTCGTCTGTCTTTGGGAAGGAACCCTCAGTCATCGGCTGGCCTGTCGCGGAATCCGTCATGCCCTGCGGCAACTTGCTCGTGTCCATCTTGGTTCGGACGAGCAACCGGCCATCCGTCGCCGTCACCTGGCCCTTCTCGACCATGACTGCCTTCATGGCGTAGCGTCCGTTCTCCTTGGCCGCGAATGGCACCCACGCCTTGACCGGGTTTGGTTCCGGCTTCACCCCGAGGGTATCCAGCATCTCCGCGAGGTTTTCTGCCGTCCGGACCACGGTGAACTCCCCGTCCCCAGGCACCTGGATCGTGACGGCCACGATCTCCTTGTAGAGGGAGGCCAGCTCCTTCGGGTCCATGAACGCCGTGCTAGCCCGATTCGGTGGCAGGTCCTTCAAGGCTTCGACATCCGCTGCAAGCGGCGCCCCCTCCTGAGCCTTCTGGAGGGCCTTGACGAAGTAGTCCGTCTGCGGCTTGGTCAGCCCCGTCCGCTCGGATTCCTTCAACGGCTTCCCGGAAGCATCGTGCGTGAACAGGCTCTCATCAGTCTCAGGGTGCGGAGCCACAACGACATCGGGGGAGCCAGGGGCGACAGGCGCTGGCGGCATCGGCTCGTTGGGCGTGGAGGCCGGAGATTCCGGAGCAAGTGATGGGTACTCGGCCAGCACTTCCATGGGCACCGGCTTGCCGGCCTTGACAGCATCCCGCACAGCCTCCATGTGAGCGTTGCTGTGCTCGACGTACGCTTTGTAGAGTTTCAGTGCCTTGGACCGCTCCGCATCCACTTGACGGAACGCTTTGGCCTGAGCCGGTGTTGGACCTGTCGCCCCGTAACGTTTCTTGAGTGTAGAGGTATTGCCATCCGGAACAACAGGAGTCTCGCCGACCGCTTCCGCCCTAGTCATCTGCCATGGTTCTTTCGTCTTGGGAGAAGGCGCCGGTGCCGACGGCCCAAGCGGGACTTGGCCTACCCCTGGGATCTTCACTGCTACACCGGCAGGAGCCTCCGCGCCAGCTCCGCCTTCCCCGAGAATGGCGACATCCCGCCATTCTCCCCCTGCTGGGGCTACGGGTTCCGCGGCGACCTTCCGGGGCACTGGAGGGGCTTCGGCCTCTCCTGGGGCCATCAGCGCCTTGCCAGAAGGGGTTACGGGGGTAGGCGTCACTGATAGTCCAGCGCCACCTTTCCCACTGGCTAGATCCTCTGCGGTGTAGGTTACAGCCTGATCCTCGATGCCAAACCTTCTGTAGATTGCCTTGGCAGTCCTGTTGGCGATTGCCACATCAGTAGGCGTAGGATTCTCAGCAAGACGAGCGCCGAAGTCCCCCTCGAATAGGACTTTCTCGGTATGCGCGTAGGCCGCTTGACGAGTTTCTTCTGGACTTGGCAGCCTTACGCGAGGTTTCGCACCAGGCTTTACTGGGCTGGGCGGTATGACAGGCTGGAAGTAGAATCCCTTTTTCGAGGTGTAGGCCGGAATGAATCCTGATCCGATCAACTCAGGGATAAGTTGAACGGCATTCGCGGCGATCTGCGTAAAGAATACCTTCGGGTCTACGTCGCCATAGCCAGGGATGGGGACGCGCACACCGCTCAACTCTCCACCCGATGCCTTGTTAAGGTCTTCGGCTAACTCGTCGGCCCACTCCTTCGGATCAACCTGGAGGTACGGTGGCTTGCCTTCGACGGGTGGGAAGGAGATGAGCGTTGCCTTCTTCCACTCATCCTTCAGGGTGTCCCACGCTTCCTGGCCTGTGACGGCTGGCGTCGGGAAAACCGCACCCTTCAACTGTCGGTATCCGAGTTCGGCGGCGGCAACTGCCGTCTTCGCGGTGTAGATCAAAGGAGACATCGCACCTCGAAACATCCGCCCGGCAACGTCCAAGGCAGGCGATCCGAACTCCTCGGGGTGCGTCTGCATCCTAGCTTGGGTTCTGGTATGCCGGAGCAAGGTATCCTGCTGAGCCTTGTCGTAGGCGTTCCAGTCCGGGTCCATCTCGTTGACCGCGAAGTGGCGCTCGATGCCATAGCGATCCTGTGGAGAGAGGGATTCCAGAGGGTAGCCAGACTTGCCAGCATCCAGCCCTCCGGTCTGCTCCCGGAAGGTTCGCTTCAGGGATGTCCCGAATCTACTGAACAGGCTGGGCTCATCCGGTGGCTTGGCGGGAGCAACAGGGGGTTCAAGCGTCCCTACGACGCCGACATCCTCCCAGCGTCCGAAGTCATCCGGTGCTTCGCCGACGATCCCGACATCTTCCCATCTATCGGGCATTCACCACCGATCCATCCGGGAGAACGTATCGAATCTCCCCGGTGTCTTGGTTTTTTTGCTTCTTGGTGCCCTTCGGGAACTCAGCCTCATCTACGGAAGGCCGCGCCGAAGCAGGCGGCGCAGTAGTCTTGCGTCTAGCCGCGATCTTGCCTCGCGCCTCGGTCAGTTTCGCTTGAAGACCAGCGATCTTTTCGGCCCTACCCTTGTTCAGGATGGCATCCAAGGCTGAACTCACCGGCTTCCCATCGCTTGTGAGCGCGGGTTTAGAAAGCGTGTCCAGCTCTTCTTGCAAGGCTGTAGCCTTCGCTTCTAGATCCCCGATCTGAAGTGCGGTCCTTTCCTGCGCCCCCGGGGATACCCACCCCCCGCTCCGCGTAAATGCCGCCGCGTACCTGAGCGGGACTTGCATGGGCTGGCCGGTTTCGGGGTCCACAAGCCCCGGGACCGTCACCGTCTCGCCGCCTTCCTCAATTTGCTTGGCCCGGGCGGCCTCGACGCGCTGGTTCAACTCGCGCTGGCTCTTGGGGATGAAGCCCTTCTCGGTGGGCACGAACTCCTCCCCGGTCACGGCGTGGCGGTAGGACGGCTTCCTGATGCTGGACTGGATGACGCGGAGCGCTTCGTCGGCACTCGCGCCCTTCGGGACCATCCCCAGGGCTTCCCAGGTGTTCACGCCGGGGGACACGGCAAGACCCTGTTGGGCGGCGTCCCGGTTGGCGATCTCGGCAGGCGTCATGTCGCGTGCCGAGCCGTCCTTCTCGATCGCTATGCCGGCCCGCATGGCCGCGATCCGGTTCATCTCCAACTGGGAGCCGAGTTGCTTCTCCTGCATGTCCAACTGCCGGCTCCGCATCTCGTGCTCCTGCTGATTCTGCGCGAGCTGGCGGTTGGACTGGTCAATGGTCTGGATCTGTCTGCCCATCTCGAAAAGTCCCGACGGATCGAATTCGCCTGCCATGGGAACCTCCTAGCGGAAAAATTGACCCCCAAGCTGACCGCCGACCCCGGCACCGTACATCCGCAAGGCGGCCAGCTGGGACGGGTTCATATCACCTCTCGGCATCAGACTCGGCGCCAACGCCCCTGCCGCCATGCCTGCAAACTGGCTCAGGGTGCTTGGCCCCCCGGGTCCCCGCCCCAGGGCCCGGCTCTGCAAGGCGTCCTGGGCGGCGATCTGCTCGTTCTGGCTCTCTGCGCTCAGGGCGCCCTGCACACCCTCGGAAGGCTGGAAGGGATTCAACTGCATGAATTGGGTGGCCTGTCCGAGGTTTTGCGCCGCCGTGTTCTGGATGTCCCGTCTCTGGGCCTGGACGCCGAACACGTTTTGGAGGATCTGCGCCGGGCTTTGCGCCTGGCCCCGGAGCCCGGCCTGGGCGCTCTGCTGGCCGAATAGCCCGGCCATCTCTTCCTCACTCATGGGGTCTTCCATCTGCCCCGTGAACAGGTTGATCCGCTTCTGAAGGCCGGGAACGTTGGTCAGGTTCGACTGGATGGTCGGGGCCTGGCCCGCGATGGCCGTGTTGATGCCTCGCGCCGCTATGGTTCCGAAGTCAAGAGGCATAGGGGTCTCCTTTACATATCGAACGAAACATCCCAGTAATCAAGGTCAATGGTGTCACCCGCTCCTGCGCTCTTCGCTGAGAAGGTGAGAAGTTCCGTCGGAATCGTGCCGGCAAGCGTCCCCTTCAGCACCCCGTCAATGTAGATCGAGACAACCGCCGCGCCGGTGCGCTTCGCCTCCATGCTGTGCAACGTGTCCAAGGCGGAAGCGACGCCAGTATCCAGCGTCACCTCAGTCCCGCTTGCAGTCACCATGAAGGCAAAAATGTTGCCTGTCGCACCGGTGATCCTGAATCCTACCGCAGCGGCCGTGATGCTGGTCTCGTTGGAAGTGAGAGCCACCCAGTTGGCGCCTCCGGCCTGGACATGAAGACACCAGCGTGTCTTGAATGAGAAATTGGTCTTGGTCGCAAGAAACGGCTTGTCGGACGTTGTAGAGGCACCGGCCCATAGGTAAATATTTTGACCGCCTGGGATCTCGACGATGCCGAAACCATCCGTGGTAGCGCGGTACGTGATTCCGGTCCCGCTGGTGTAGTATGGAATCCCTCCGTACCACACCCCGGCCCCTGTCGAATCCGCGCCGTGTCCGATGAAGTCATCACGGAAGTGGAACCTCTGCGCCGGATCGAACTCCTTGCTGACGGATGTCGCTACAGAGCCGAAGTCTGAACCGGTCATGCCGCCTAGGAGCGCCAACACCTGGGTTGAACTCGTCGTCAAGGCCCTGGCGAAGCAGTTGCCGGTTGCCGCAGGGATGCTTGCCGACGGGGCCGCCTTCTTCACCGTCGTGGAGGTCGCCAGGTAGTCGCCGATGGCCGTCGCCCCGGTGACGTTCACGTAGGCCATCCCGAAGAACTGCACCGGCCCGGAGGCATTCGAGGCGATGGTGTCCAGGGCAACGCCGATGATCCCGGCTGTCGCCGCTGTCGCAATCGTGGTGAAGGAGGATGCGGTCGTGGTGTCTATCACGATCACGTCCCCAGCAACAACGCCTCCACCGCTCTTGTTGGTCAGGTAACTCACGACAGGGATTGCACCCCACTTGGCAAGCCCGGCGAGATAGACCAGCTGGGCGTCTATCGTGTTCAGGTAGTGCAGGTCCCCACCGATGACACTTGACGTGGGCACCGCAGAGCCGTTGGTGTTCGGACGGGTGACGCTGTTGAAGTGGGAACGGGCGACACTGGCCAACTGCCCCGCCGTAAACATCAGGGCGAGTTTCGCCGCTGTCACAGTTTCCGTGGCACCCCAACTTTTACCGCTGGCATATTCTCCTGCCATGTTACGCGACCTCCTTCAGGAGGTACGGCGCAACGATGGGCACGCCCATTACCTCCAGCATCTTGTTTTCCGCCCTGAGATAGGAATTGAACTCCGTCTTGGAGTCCGAGAAGGTGAACGTCTCCTGGAACTTTCCGTCCCGGTAGACATCGAGATCAACGCGGAACGTCGCGCCGCCGAGCATGGCGAGCCTGATGAACTCCGCATCCAGCGCCTTGAGCGCCTGCGGCTTCGCCGAACGCATGCTCATCTGCACATTCGCCATGGCCGCGTGTTGCTCCGGGTACTTGTGCTCCGCGAGCACGAAGGTCCAACGCATCCCGAACTCGAACTCCTTGAGCTCGCAGTGGTGCGCCACGAACCGGCTCTCGGACTCCTCCGGACTGTTGCAGGGGCAGTTGTCCCGGGTGCGACACCATGCGCCGGTCGGCGCCACGCCGCGATGCACTTGCAACGCGACCACGAGCCGCTTCGATTCCCAGAGCGCACGATTGACTCGCGGGTTCATTGATCGTCCCCCCTCACATAATCCGCAGGGATCGTCGAGAGAATCGCCCGGATCAACCGCACGTCGGCTTCAAGGTCGGTGCACTCGAAAGTAAAATCCACGTCCCGCCAGCGGCCAAGAAGATCGAGGTAGAACTTCTTCCGGCTGATGCTCTGATCCGCCAGGTTGAACGGGAGGTCAATCGAGAGTTGCGGCAGACTCCCCGTCAGGGTCATGGTCCCAAGCAACGTGTTGGAACCCCCGTCAATCGAGGCGTAGACGCTGACCACATAGGAGCCGGTGGACTCGAAGAACGCTTCCAATTCCCCGCCGCGCTTATAGATGTGCGGGGCAGGGCTCCCGTTGTTACCGTTCACGCGCTTGGTCTTGACGGTCCAGGTCTTGGCGCTCCCCCGGTCGTCGAAACCGTCGTCCTCAAGGTCCACACCCCCGGTTGCAACCCCTCTCCCGGAGTAGAGGCGCGGACTGTTCGAGAAGCGCCCCACGTTGAAGTCGGCGAAACCCTGGTCCAACGTGGTGAATCCCTGGGATCTCGGACTGTAGATCACGGTCTTGTTGTTCACCTGGCTGGCCGCTGTCGGGAAGGAAAGCCAGTACTCCCCCTTCCACTGGGTCGCGCAGGCCACGTCCTTGGCATACTGCCAGTTGATCGTGTCTATCACGTCCTGGATCGGCCAGGAGAGCGGGAGAGCCGCTCCGCGCTTCTTGTCCTGGGCGCTCTGGGTCAGGGACCGGATGCCATCCTGGGCAAGGAAGAAGAACTCTTCCCCGAACTGGCTCATGGTGCGCCCGGACACGCACCCGATGTCGTCCGTGATGGGCGTGATGGTCCAGTTTGTCGGGGTGGCGTTGTTGATCGTGACGGAGTAGATGCGCCCTTCCTTGGTCAGGATCAGGTCCTGGTTGGACCACTGCTTCAATCCCGTGGCGTCTCCGCCCTCCCCGAGCCCGACCGCCAGGGCCTTTGAGGTCCGGTTCCATCCGACGGCAGGAGTCCCGTTGGTCGGGTAGTAGAGCAAGTCGGCATCCCACATAAGCATCCAGCCCAGCATGTAGATGCCGTACTTCACCTTGGGGGGATCGGTATTCGTGTCGGTGAAGGCCGTGATGATGGTCCCGTCCCAATAGCGACAGACCTCTCCCTTTTTCAGGAGGAACACGTAACTCCCTGCCTGGATGAGATCAACCGGCTCATCGGCAAGGCCGGTGGCTCCCGTGATGGTCGCCCACGTCCCCGAGTTCGGCCAGTTGTGGAGCGCTGTCCCCTGGTAGGCCAGGAACTCCCGCGTCCCGCCGGCGGGAGCGTAGAAGAGCAGGCGCCTCAACTGCCCGCTGGTCAGGCCCCCCGCCGTGTTGGATCGCCCCGGGATCTTCTGCAACATCCCGAACTTGTTCAGGCTGACGTTGACCAGGGAGGCGCAGTACCCGTCCGGGATGATGGATGCGTTGGCATTCGAGAACTGCCCGCGTTGCAGGCCCTCGAACAGATAGGTGAGACGGTCGCCTACGCTCATCACCAACTCCCGAAGAAGTTTGACCTGCGGTTGCGGGCCGCGTCCGGTTGCAGTTTCAGCGTCCGCATCCCCTGCCCCAGAATCTCGTCGCGGCGCTTCTGAATCTCGCTCCCGGCACGGGCGGCCCAGGTCTCGCTCGATGGGTCTCCCTGCTCCCGGAGGGCAAGGGCAGTCGCACCGGCCACGACGGCAGAGTCCACGTCAATCAGCAACTGGTCCTCGTCGTTCACCAGGCGGTAGAGTTGCCGCTTGGCGATGTAGTAGATCGAGATGACCGCACTCGGGACAGCATTCAGGCGCACCCGGACGCTCTTGGAATCCAAATCCCGGGGCGCGATCCTGGCAACTGTCACGGCGGCGGCGTTGGACGTGATGGTCACGATCCCCACCGTCGTGTCCGTCTTGGAGATCATCTCGATCGAGGTGTAGGAGTTGGCGGAGTTGACAGGGGTAAGCCCGCTCAGCTGGACCGATTCCGTCAGGAACACGCCGTTGGCGTCGCGCCCCTGGATGCGGATGCTTTGCGCCACGTCGGAGGCCGATGCCGAGGCGATGGCGAGAACGGACGCGGCGCTCGGCTGGGCCAGGACGGGACTCTCCCCGTCGTCAGTCCAGTCCGTCGGTGTCCCGGTGCTCCCGAAGTTGGCGAAGAAGGAGCGCACAAACTGCGCGGTGTCCGAGAACCGGAGCCACTCGGGACTCGACTCCTGGCTCAGGAAGATCACGCGCCGCACGTTGGGAGGCATCACCAGGAAGTCCTGGCTTACGACGGTTGACAGACTCCCCCGGATCAGGCTCCCAGGCCAGAGGAATGTGTCGTACACGTCCTCGTAGACCTCGTTCAGCCATGCCTTAACCTTGGTGTCGTAGGTGGCCGCGTTGATCCCCGTGTTCGCCTGGATGCGGGTGACGAGCTGGCCGAGATTCTGACGCATCTAGGCCCTCCTCTGTAAAATCACGTGAAACTGCTGGTTCACGATCCCGCATCTGGACGCGGACTTCCTGAGAAGGATCACGTTGAAGCCGAGCGATTCTGCGACCTTGGCGAAGGTCTCCCCGCGCATCAGGAGCCGGTTCGCCACAGGATCGAAGTGCCCGAAGCGCTCGGGATGGACACGGAAGAAGAACGACACCTCGGGGGCCGAGACGAACAGAAGGCCGTCCTTCTCCAGCATGGCGTAGGCCCTGAGCAGGAGCGGCCCTGGATGCGAAACGCTCTGGATCGAGTCCTGCATCCAGATCAGGTTGAACCTCCTGAACGGCTCCACCGGGACGATGGACATGAAGTCGCATCCCTGATTCGGATTCTCACCGGGATCCGCTGCGGGGCAGTCGTCCACCCCGACCGGGAGCCAGCCCCTGTCCCGCATCCACTCCAAGGAGTCCTTGTGAGCGTAGCGGTAGACCAGGACCTTGCGCCCGAACTGCATGTCCTCGATCAGGGGGAGGTAGAGGCGGGCGTTCCAGGTGTAGCGTTCCAGCCATTCTCCCCTGAGTTTCTGGTCTGCCAAGCGCTCGATGTCCTTGGTGCGGTCCTCCGGTGCCAGCGGTGCCTGCCCGGAGACCTGGAAGAACGTCCCGCACTCGCAGAGCATCCATGCCCTTGACGCTCCGGCATGTTCAACCAGCCACGGGAAGCAGGCGTTTTCAAGGCACACTGGACACGTCTCCAACCCAGGGAGCACCTTGGTCTCCTTCTCCGGAAGCAGGATGCTAGGCGCAGACAAGAGCCGCCTCCTTCACCGGGTGGAGTCGGGACCAGGCCAGGGGGTTCTCGACAGCCAAGCCGGCCTCGATCCGCGCCACGACATCATCGGGGTCTATTCCAAGGCTCAAGCACCAGGCGATGTCGGCCGTACCGGATGGGGACCCTTCCCACGGGAACCGCTCGGTCTCGCACTGGATGGCGCTGTCCTGGATCAGCCGATGGCACGGGGAGCACCCCACCGTCCGGCTGTTCGCCTCGATGGAGAAGTCGTTCAGGAAGTGCTTGGTCAGATTCTCGATGGTGTTCGCGCCCAAAATGCCCACCTTGGGCACAGGGAATGCCCCCATGGCGTGGAGGAAGCCGGTATCGGGTGCCACGGTCACGTCGGCCAGAGAGCCCGCGGCACAGGCCTTCCTGAAGGACCAGTGCGTCATCCGGGAGCAGATGCGCCCCCCGGTTTCCTGGGCCAGGCCCCGGAGGTCAACCGTCTGGTCCCCGACAACGACGCAGTAGAGTTCCGGGTGCAGGCGCATGATCTCCCCGATCACGTCCTTCATCCATGGGTAGCGCTTGGCCGGGCTGGAGCCTGTCCAGCACACGACCATGAGGCGGTTGCCATTGGAGAGCCCGTTGCCAAGAAACTCCTCCACCACTCGGACCTCAGAATGGGACAGGGCCATCTCGGGCCGGAGGTCGGCAGAGGTCAAGTCCGGGAGCGCCCAGGAGGCCCCGCAGTAGTGCCACATCTGCTCGTAGTAGTTCACGTTGCACCGGGCATGGCGCTCGCTCTTCGGCACCTTGTACAGCGGCTCCGATGCAGACGGGGACAGGGAGGACTCGATGGACCCGCAGAAGTCCAGGAGGATGTCGCACTTGTTCTCTGCCGCCCGGGTGCGCATGTACTCCTTCCACTTGTCCACCGGCACGGAATCCGTCCGGTAGAGGTCGAACCAGTCAATGCACTGGAGGCCGTGCAGGACATGCCGCCCACGTTCAGAAGTGTTCAGCACCACTTCAGCACCCTCCCGCTTCAGCCAGCGAAGGAAAGGGCTGAGTGCCACTGAGTCGCCAAAGCGCCCCCCAGCGAACGGCCATGACCCGCTTGCCAGCGAGGTCTTTTGGTCCCATTCCTTCTAGGGTCTCGATCATGTGAACACCCGCCTGGCGATCCAGAGCCCTCTGGCTTCGCCGTTGTCCGAGTGGTAGTCCTTTCCCAAGTCCACGCGCTCCGGCTCGTAGCCACAGGACCGGATGCCGCGCTCGACCTCCTCGGCGCTTGGTTGCAAGACCGGCCCGGGCTCCCAGGCCAGAGTTGAGTTGGTGGTGTGCCCCCCCTCCATGGCCCGGTGGGTCATGTCGAAGAGCTGGCTTTCCACCAGCCACACGGACGGGTGGAGCTGGTCCAGGATGCGCCCCATGACCTTCCAGGGTTCCTCCAAGTGGTAGATCAACCCGAGGCACGAGAGGATGTCGCACCGGAGCCCGCGGAAATCAACGTGCCGGAGGTCTTCTTGGTGGATGACCACGATCCCCTTGTGCTCCGTGTTCTCCAACAGGGCGCGGAATACTGCGCACATCCCAGGCCTGGGCTCGACTGCGGACACATCCGCCCCGAGTTGGGCCATGATGATGGGGAAATGTCCGCAGTTTGACCCGAGGTCGAGCACGCGGCGCCCCTCGAAGAGTTCGGGGTGCTCCTGCATCCAGGCTGTCATCAGGTCCAGCCGCCCCTCGTTTTGACCCACCACGGAGCCGTCCTTGAGGGTCAGGTGGGCCAAGGAGCCCCTTGGGAGCGTGATCGGAGGCCGGAAGGCTGAAAGGGTCATGCCGTCACCAAAGCCGCCTGTAACCGCCCGTTTTGGGGCACCAGCGTATCCTGGGCCTCTATCCAGCCTGCCAGCCACGCCTCGTAGCGGAGGGTGGCCGCGCTCATCAAGGCGTCCATGTCCAGCCGGGAGGCGCAGATCGGAATGGGGGTCGGGCCTTGCGGCAGGAGGTGGGCGTCGTCGGTCACGCAGTCCATCGGCGTGTTGTGGATCTGGTGGCACGGGGCGCACGGGACGGTAGGCAGGATGGAGACGGTGTTCGCCCAGTGCTTGGTCAGGTTCTGCACGGATGAGTGGGACAGGAGGACGATCTGCGAAGTCTTGAACCCAGCCGCGACCCAGGCCAGCCCGGTCTCCGGCGTCACCACGAGATCGGCCACTGAGGCAACGATGGCGGAGGAGCGGAACGGCATGAGCCCGCACCTGTTTGCCACCCCGGCCTGCTTCCATTCCAGCATCTGCTTTCCGATGTCCCCGGACGTGATAAACCTGGCCCTGGGACAGGCCGCCAGGAACCGATGCACAAACTCCTTGGCCCGGACGAAGAGTTTGTGGTTCGATGATCCTCCAAGGCTGAGGAGAACCAGGAAGTTGTCCTTGTGGTCCTCCCGGATCAGTGCGCCCATCCCCCTGTCATGCTCTGTCAGGACCATCGGTTGCGGCACAGGGGAGAGATTCGGGAGACCCGAAATCTCATTCACGTACTCCTGATAGTTCCTGTCGGCGATTTTGTGACGCTCCTCGTAAGGCAGCGCGTACTGCGCATCCTGGGGCTCGTCAGAGTCCTCGAAGTGCTTGCCGCCCTTGCCACGGAAGAGCAGGACGCGCTCGCAGGTCTGGCTTAGGTTGATGAAGCGGTCGAAGTGCGTCGAGAGACGGGCCAGGAAGTCCCCAAGCAGATAGGGGTTGATCTGGTCCTCGAAGAGTTCCACCAGCTCGTCTATCGAGGGTTCGTGGCGCATGACCTCGGCGCCCTGCTTCTGGGTGTAGAAGGTCACGTGATAGCCCTGGGCCTTCAACTCGCGCAGGACAGGGATAGCCATCAGGCAGTCGCCCCACCCACCGGCGCGAAACACGCAAGCGCGAGGACGGGTGTCGTATCGTGGCATCATCTTGAAAATACCCTCGATGCCGACGATCTTCCGCAGGACCAGCAGGAAGGCGTACTCCTGATCCTTGTCGCAGATGGTGTTCTCCTCGATTTGATACCCCCCAGGGATAGCCGCCAGGATGTCGGAGGAGTCCCATGCGTGGCGGTGCCTCGGGCTTGCCCCCTCCTTGCCTGGTAGGGGGTAGAGGGCCTTGTGCGGGAGGTAGAGGATCAGCCGTCCCCCGTTCTTCAAGACCCTCCACCACTCGCCCAGAGCCATCTTCGGGTCCACGATCTCGTTCAGGGTGAAGGCGCTGAACACAAAGTCCATGGAGCCGTCCGCGAAAGGACGGAGCGCGCCCGGGGACCCAAGGTCGTGCATGAACGTCGCCGTGGGACACCCCAAATCCACCACGAGGGCGTTCGAGGTGATGGGCTCCGCGCCGCCCCCGAGGTCAAGACCAAGACCCTTCAAGTACTTGGCGACCCTGGGCCTGGCCTTGCGGCACTCCAGATCCGGCTCCATGGTCTTGCTCCAAGTCACAGGCAGGACGGCATCAGCGCGCCACGGGCTTCCGCTTCGGGATCGAGATGCGCTGGGTGACGTGGCCATGCGCCTTGCCCATCCCCATCACCCGGGCCTTGCCCTCGAAGGGCTTGTCCACCTTCTGCCCATCGCTCCTGGGCGACATCCCGGAAGGCATCGGGGCTCCGGACATCTTCTTCATCATGGTCGGCTCCTTAGTCGAGTGCCTTGAAAATCCCCTGCATGAGCGCCTGGCGGTCGAGACGCTTCCAGTGTTCCCTCGCCGCGTGCCCGGCAAACTTTGCCGGCGGTCCGCTGTACCACCCCACCAGCATGTCCCCATTCAGCGCGGGACGGCAGATCGGGAACGGCTCGTTCACGGCGTGCTCGTTCTTCACGCATTCCCCAGCCTCGTGCATGATGACCGCGACAAGCCGAGCCCTCCCCTCGGCCTCGGTCTTGCCCCTCAGCACCCATGCGTCCACGGTCTCCTTCAGAGGATAGGTCCTGGCCCACTCCTTACCCTCGATCCCCGGAGGGATGTCCTTCTCGGCGTTGCCGTTGATCTCCCGGCACACCACGGGCTTGCCGTTGGCGTCCCGGACCATCTGCCCGGCCTCGTCCCGTAGCGGAATCTCAGTCACGTTCTGAGGCATTCAATCCTCCTTGTAGAAGGCAGGGGGAGCAAGTCGCTCCCCCTGCCCGTGGCCTTGATGCCTAGTCCGTAGCCGTCCCGGTGAACTGCTCCTGGTACTCCACCGCGGGCTGGAATACCCCTGCCGCATCCGAACCGATGTTCCCGATGCTGAGCAGGTCCCCCGTGGTGAACGTCCCCAACGGGGAGCCCTGAATGGCGTTGATTGACCCCGCCGTGGCGGAGTTCAGCGTCACCGTGCCCAGGGTTGACGTATTCTTCAGGACTTCCGCCTTGAGGTTTCCCCCGGTGGACGTGCCTGCCGTGGTGGGCGTGATGCTCACCCGCAGGACCTTCACCGTCCCGATTGATCCCTTCTCCGTCCTCGGCGCGTTCCATACAACCTTCCGGGCGTTTGCCGAGTTGGCGTTGAAGGTCGGCAGGGAGTCGATCTTTACCCCACCGAAACGCGAATCTGCATAACTGTCTCCCATGGTCCGATCTCGCTTTCCCCCCGGCTCTGTGGCCGGAGTGTGTGGGGCCTAAGACATAAGACTTCCCAAATGACAGATGTTTTCCTGAGAATCATCGCTCCAAAGCCAGGGAGCGATAAAAGCCGTCATGCAATACCAAGCGATGCCCTGGTCGCGGTCGTAATCCTGGGGCACCTTGATCCGGATCTCCTCATTGATGGCCGCGAACTCCTTCAGAGCGTCCCCACCGAAGAACAGGGCCTCCCCCTTGTTGGTGCTCGTCCCGACCGCTTGGGACAGGAAGCTCGTCGCCAGCATGAACCGGACGTTGTAGAACTTGCCCAGCTCCCCGGGGAGCTTGGACAGGCCGCGTCCGATGCCTCCGCCTTCCTTGGCCTGTTGGCCGCTCTCGGTGTAAGCCAGGGTGCTCTCCAGCGAGTCCCTGAGCCCACGCATGGCCGCCACGGTGGCGACGCACACGTAGTTGCCCTGGGAATCGAACGGAGGGATGGAGTTCTTGTTGAAGAAGTCCACCACGTCCTTCACGTGATCCAGGTTCATCTGAAACGACGCCGTGGCCCCGAAGGTCCCATCGGTCGTCATCATGCCGGCCGCGGTCGCCGTGCAGGAGAACTTGAGCAGACGGCTTGTCGCCGCCACGCCAGCCGCATTCTCCAGGGTCTTGGCGGCGTGGTTGGTCAGGGTCTTGTTGATGAGCTTCTTGATGTCGTACTCGGAAAGCGTCCCGAGCTTGCTGGTGAACGGCACCTGATAGCCCCACTCCTTCATCACCACTGACCCCTGGGTGATGGGAGGCTTCCCGGACGGGATCGTTGCGCTCTCCACAAGCGAAGAGCCGGTGACGGCGATGTCCCCGACCTTGCTGAAGTAGAGCGTGTCCCCGCGCCCAGTCGTCTCGCCGCCCTCCATGGGCTCCGCAAGATGCCTGATCCGCATGAACGGCTGCGCCCTGTGGCGCAACATCTTGGACAGGTGCGGGGTGGAAAGCCGTCCGCCTTCCGCCGCTACACCAAACTGCAACTGTGCCATGGTCTATGCCTTTCCCGTGCTAGTTCCCGGTCGTCCTGGAGAAGGCCCTTTGACGCTCCTTCACGATGTCCCGGTCGGATACTGCTTCCGGCGCGGTCTTCCGTGTCGGCGCGCTTCCGGGACTTCCCCGATCCATGCCGAGCTTCGCACGCAAATCCTGGTTTTCAAGTTCGAGTTGATGGGCTCTCTTGGCGATCAGCGCGTCCCCTCCGACGTTCAACTCGGCCAGTGCCTCGTTCAACGCCCTCCGGGGCGCGTCCTTGCGGTTGTAGAGATCGGACTCGTCCTTTGCCCACGCGGCCAGCTTCTCGTTTGCCAACTTGGCCACGGGCATGGTCCCATCGAACACCTCGACGTTCTTGCCGTCCTTCTCGACGGTCTTGTGGAAGTGCTTGCGGAGCTGGGGATCCGTCAGGATGCCTTGAATGGAAGCCGCATGAGCGGCGTCCCTGGCCTGGGCTGTCCTCTGTGGCTGAGCCTCGGTCTCGGCGTCCCTCCGCCTCATCTCCTTCTCGATGGCGAGTTTGATCTTCAGGTTGTGGACGGGATCGCCGGGAAGCGTCTCCCCGGTCGCCTCGTCCTTCGTCACCCCAATCTGGCGCTGTTCCGCCTGGAGCCAGGTCGTCTCCAACTGCTCCGGGGTCAGGTCCGCCATGGTCTTGGGGCGGTTCGGGTCGGCCTTGGCTTTCGCCTCGGCATCCTTGCGCTGGGCGGTGAGCTCGTCCATGCGCTTCTGGGTGGACTCCTTCAGGGCCGTAATCTCGGCCTGCAATGCCTCCACGGTCGGGGCACCTGAAGCAGGCTTCTTCTCCGGCTCCTGGGTAGCCTTCATCTCGTCCACCTTCGCCGGCTCCGTAGACTTGCCGTCAAGGCTCACCCGGGCATCGTCCTCGATCTTCCCGATGAGACTTCGGACGACTTCTGCGGGCACGAGTTCCGCATCGTGCTTGGACGCGATCTCTTCGCGCTTCGCCCCGAATGGCCCCTGCGCACGAAGCGCAGCGTCCATCTGGGCATCGGTCACGTCAAGACCTGCGCCTTCCGCCTGACTTGTAGGTGCTTCCACGGTTGCGGCTTCACTCACTGAACACCTCCTCCAGGCGGTTTCACGACTTGCCAGCAGGTCGTGCAGGCTGACGGGTCCTGCAAGCCGGGACGCAGTTCGCTACTTACGGTAGCGACTCGCACAGTTTTCTCCCCGTTGAGGCGGGTCGCGTCCAGTTCCATCAGTTCCCTTCCCTCTCGAAATGCTTCAATCCTTGTAAGACAGCCGCAAGCCCATCCTCCCGCATCTCAGGGATAAGGGCCTGCTTCTTGGCCGCATCCTGGGCCTCGATCTCCTTCATGGCCTGGGCGCCGACGGCCTCCGGGAGACGGGCAAGCAGGTTCAGCATCCGCGCCATCCCCTGGCACTCACGGAACGTGTCCGCGCTGGCGTACTGCCACTGGCCATCAAGCGAGATTGCCGCATACTCGAAGAGCTTCGCCGCCCGGGGGTCCGCAAGCACCTGCTCGATGTCCTTGGCGTCACGCAACCGCTCCTGCGGGGACCGCTTGTGGAGGAGCCTGGACAGGCGCACCGCGCCCGGGAGAGGCTCCGCCACCACCCTGCATCTGCGCCATGAGCTGAGCCAACCGAGGATCTTGCCCACCTGGTCCTCCTGCCGGCATGGCCGGCGCATCCGGGATGAACTCCTGGGGATTCCTCTCGCCGTGCAGAGCCATGATCCGTTGCGCGATCTTCCGGATGTCCGGCATCACGCCAAACTGCACGAGCGTCGGAGCCATGTTGATGACCCCGAGCAGGAACTGAATCTCGTCCTGCGGATTCGCATTCCTCAGGTTGCCGTGAGCCTTGACCCGGATCTTCATCCCCTGAACCTCGTCGCGGCTCACCTCCTCGTGCTGAAGCGAACCGTCCGGAGCCCGGAACGGGAACCTGACCACGGGAGGCATGTTCTTGATCATGTCGTCCATGGTCATCTGGTGAACGAAGTTCATGCTCTCCTGGAAGGAATCTATCTCCATCGCCTGGAGGCTGTTGTCCTCGCCCTGCATGGTCTGGACCTCGTACTTGGTCGGGTCGCCTCCGCCTTGTCGGCGATTCAGGGTGGCCTGCAACGGGCCGAACAGGTTCTCGCTGTGGCTCTGGAGGGCGTTGGCCTCGCCGACAATCTCGGCGCCACCGCGTGGTGATGCCACGGGGAACAACGCCTGACCACCACGGGCCGGGGCAAACTCGCCAGGCGACAGCGTGAAGGCCGCCCCGCTGCTCCCAACCAGCTTGTCCGGATCGTAGGTCCCAGCCATGGCACTTACCCACGGAAGCATGTCGAGGAAGGACTTGTGTAGGCTGTTGATCTCCACCGCCAAGGTCTCGTTCATCAGCGGGACCGAGCGCCCGCCGTAGGTGTCATGGGACGGATTGTCGTAGTCAAACTCCTGGAACGGCCAGTACTCCTCATCCAGCCACTCCATCTTCACGAACTTCCCGCCGTGGTAGGCTGGGAAAAGCGTGAAGCAGGCGCGGCGTGCGGGTTCGCGCTCTGGATCTGGACTCCACCAGGTGAACATCGCGTAGGTCTCGATCTCCACGTTCTCGTTGTCGACGTCCTGGTTGTCGGAGCCCTGGCCGCGCATCTGGGGAATGGCCAGTCCCTCGGCAACCTCCTGAGCTTGCTCTGCCGCCTGTTCGCCGTCGCCCCCGAACCAGTCGGCTCCGCGGGCATTCTTCACCATCTCCAACGCGGCCTTGTCGTATGAGCCGTCCTCGACCTTGCGCCGGATATGGGCGACCTTCTGCTTGAACCGATGGATGAACCAGTGGTGCGCCTGGATGTCCTTGGGCGCGGAAGCCTCGCGGATCATGTCCTCGCCGCAGATCACGTCCCAGTCCGGGATGTCCGCCGTCACGACCTTGCGCTTCAGTCGGATGCGGCGCTTCCCGGCCTCGTACTGCTTCACGGCCTTGGCGATCTCCTCGGCGTCCTGCTCGTCGGCCAGGTCCATCTTGTAGGCCGCGGCGAAAGCCTCCGGGAGACTGATCTGCTGCATGGCGCTGAACATGGCCTGGTCCAGGGAGGTCATCAGATCCAGGTCTATCACGGTGCTCTGGTAGGTCCGCTCGTACTTGTGGCCGACCTTGACGAAGTAGGACGACCGCTCAAGCCACCCGTCCACCAAAGGCTCGTAAAAACGCCTGACGCGCATCTGGTCGTAGGTGTCCAGCATCCACTGCTGAAGCCTCAACCCAAGATTCGGACTCGCCCCCTCATCCGGCACGTCCACCTGGACCATGGGCCGGATCGCAAGGACGTTCAGGACGCCGCTCTTCTTGCGCCGCACAATGGCGTCGGTCACGGGAATGTTCGGATTCGATGCCCCGGGATAGGGCCAGTCCACCGTCTGGAGGATTCCCCTCCGGATGCTCTGGCTCTTCAGCTGGTTGTGGAACCAGGTCAACCTGGCCTGGAAGGCGTCCTTCGCTCTGCCAAGGAAGGTCCGGATCAGGACTTCCTGATCGGATGGGTCTACCTTGGCGTCAAGTTCGTCTGCCATGTTCTCCTCAACCCAAAAAGAAAACGCCCGGTGCAGGCCCTGGTCAGACCAGCACACGGGCGTTTTCCACGTCGCGAAGTTGTGGAACGACACGGGGATCAGCCGTGCCGCTCTTCTTGGTTTACGCGATACTCAGCCCCCGCATTGCCCATAACCTACACGACTGCAAGGGGATGTCAATACTATTCGCCTTCATCATCGCTTCCACCCCTCGGAGCCGATGCGCACGGGGCCACGATCCTCCCTGCGAGCGCCGCCCATGAAGCCGCCGAGATTCACGGGACGCGGGATGTGAATTCTCTGGCCGGGTGCACTCGGGGGACGGAAAAAGGCCCGGCTGTTGGCGGTATACCTAGCGCAATCGCACAGATCATCATTGATCTTCCTCGGCCTCTCCGGATCGAGCTTCACCCCGAGCAGGGTGCCCTTCAACTTCTCCCACTGGTAGTCGCCGATCTCCTCCCGGAACATGATGCAGTTACGGAAGACCTTCAGCCGTTGGGTCTTCAGGTACTCGGCGACCTTGTCTATGCCGCCGCGCACGTCGTTGTTAGCGCGACTCAGAGACAACCCATGCGTGACAAATTGATCCGCAACTGAGGTGATGCCGATGGCGTCCTCACGGTCCTCCGCAAACATGGACGGATCGCCAAGCCGTAACCGCTGGCTCTCGTCCACGTCCTCGGCCTTCATCCGCGAAAGTATTTCCCGGCATGTGTCCTCGATCCTGGTCCCGGTGCATCGGTACTCGTCATAGACCCATAGCGTCCCGTCCTGGTCCTCGGCGGTGAAGAGCACAGCCGTGGGATGCCGATAGCCGAAGTCCACGCAGACGATGCGCCGCCACTCGGAAGGAATCTTGAACGGGGTCACAACGTGGATGGCCTCGATGAACTCGGGCCAGATCAGGCCCTCGAAGGAATCCCAAGAGCCGTAGACGTAGCGCTTGATCCACCGCTCGGGCGCGTTGGCCAGGAGGGTTGGAAGGTAGTCCGAAGGCAGGTTCTTCTCGTTCTCTTGGCTCGGGCTCTCGAAGAGTGCGTATTCGCCACCGGCGACGGCCTGCTTGAACCGCTTCCAAATCCAGTCGTGCCCGGCAGGGTTGCCGGTCATAAAGCCGAGGCGGGGGCCGGTCTTTCCGCGCAGCCGCCCGGCCAGAGCCAGGAACGCGTCCTCGCACAACTCCTCGACTTGGTCAACGTAGAACCAGTCGAGGTTGAGCGACATGAGCCCGGGAAGGTCTGAGAGCTCGGAGAACAGTATCTCGGACCCGTTTGGGTAGCGCAGGACGTGGCTGGTGCCGTGGTACCTCTTTCCGAGGTCGGGCCTCCACGCAAAGAATTCGCGCCACGTGGTGCGGCTAAGATCGGTGAAGTCCTGCCGGCCTACCAGACCCCGGCTCCCCGGGTACGCCTCGGCGATCAGATCGGCCTTGATGATGCCTGCGGTCGTCTTCCCATTTCCCACCCCGCCCATGAAGGCCTGAAACTTCGGCGCGGGGAGGTTGATGAACTTCCCCTGAGTCGGGGTCAACGTGAGGTCGCGGGATTCGCCGGCAAGGTTCATCGCACCACGGACCCCGTCGGCCTCGACACCCATGCCGGGATGGATCGCTGGTGCCCGAGCGTGTGGTTCACCGGCGCCAGGTGCATCCGCCTGCGCCGGACCTCCGCCGCCATCGCACGGCCAAGGCGACGGGCTTTCTTACTGGCCATCGGTCCCGGTTGGTGGGGCGCCGTCCCCATTCGGCAGGGCGCCACGCCTCATCCGAGCCACGCGCTCAAGGAGCCCCTCGACAACCTCGTTGCCGATCCCTACTGCGACCAAGGCCTCGGCCAGGTGGATGTGATACTGCGTGCCGCCCTCCACCGTGCTCTCGCCGGTCTCGCGAGACACGAACTTGTCGTAGGTGTTCAAGAGTCGGTCGAGATCCAGCAGGGCCACGTCACCGCGCAGGGTCTTGGTCTCGGGGTCGTAGAGCTTGCGGAGCGCAGAGGCGATCAGCGCGGCTTGGTGGTCGAGAAGCTCGCGGCGAATCTTGACATGACGCTTGATCGCCTCGTGGCGGAATCTGCGGGCGATCTCTTCCCTAAACTCGTGGCGCTTTGCGACCCAGTTTTCATCGGAGGAGTGTTGGGCGAGGTTGCGAATCCCGCATCCGTACTTCTCGACGAGAAAATCCAGTGTGACGGAAGGGTCGCCCTCGATGTATTCCGTGCCGATCTTCGGCCAGTCGTAGGCGGTCTGGTTGCCGTTGTTGCCGGCCACGATCTCCATCTACGCACCGCTCGCAGAGGCCGCGAGGGCTGTCTGAGCGGGAGACGCGGTAGGGCCGCCAGCACCGGAGGCAGTAGCAAAACCAGCCGAGACCGCCTCCCATGGGATCTCCTTCCCGTTTCGATCCAGCGCTGCCGGTGACAGCGTTGCTGTCTTCATGCGTTCGGTTTGCACGGCCCGAATCCTACCTCCGGCTTCGTCGGCCGTCAAGCGGGTATGCCGGAACCGAGCGTGACGGGTTACGTGACGGGTGACGGATCAAGCCTCGTTTTCAGGAACTTTCCCATCCGCGCGCGCGTATGGACAACTCCTGGAAACGCTCTATGATCCATCACCTGTCACACCGTTATTTTGGATATAAGTCTCTGTTTTCTCTAGGTTTACGACAGAAATTCCATGCCAAACCGATCCGTCACGGGTATGGCGACGACCGAAGTCCCTGGCCGTCAGGGCACCAGAAAACGCCTTGTTCGAGGCCTTATACTCCCCATTTTTGTCACACCAGACCACGTATTCTTGGTATAGAATTGATGACCGAATCTGCAATCCATCCGCGACAGTGCAACATTCGTCGAGGAAGTTACCGAGGATGTCCATGTCGGCTCGATAGGACTTGGTGGCGACCTTCACCTCGTCCGGGACGATGAGCCCGTTCTCGAACCACTCTGCACACCCCGCGACGGCCCAGGCCAGGATGCCCGGGAGCTCGTCCTCGAATGTCTTGTGGAAGTCCGGTATTTTCTCCTGATCCGGGATCCGGTAGTCGAAGGGGATGAGACGGATACGCCTCCAGATCCCTTCATCCGTTCCACGGATCACAGGTTTGTTGTTGGTTGAGAGCCAGAGTTTGAACTGGGGATAGAAGTCGAAATAGTTTTTGTAGAGGAGCTTCGCCGTCATCTTTTCCCCGCCAGTCATCTGCTTCACCAGAGATTCAGCCAAGCGTTTACCGGCTTCCGCCTCGCTCGCCGTGACGAAACGATCCCCGCGTAGCTTAGCGATGGCCGCGCTGTCCCCGTCCCTTTTCGAGATGAGCATGGCTTCGACCGGGACGTTTCCCGCGTATTCCCCCATAATACGGCTGATGGTGTCGATGAACGTCGACTTCCCATTCTGGCCTGTCCCATAGGGAATAAAGATGCACTGTTCCCTCGTGTTCCCTGTGAGGCTGTAGCCCACGGCTTGTTTGAGGAAGAACGGAAGGTAGGGCTTCCCCGGGAATATCTTTGTCAGGAACGCCTCCCACTTCGGGTATGTGGCGGTGGGATCGTAGACCACAGGCGCTATCTTGGTGATGAGATTCGCCGGGTCATGTTGCTTCATCTTCCCCGTACGGAGGTCCACAGTTACGTTTTGGCAGTTGAAGAGCCATGGGTCCGGGTCCAGCTCATCGGGCATGATGCCTACGCCTGGTTCAGAGCGGGCCAAGGCGAGCATCGCCTCGATCCGGTTTCGGTCCTGACTTTTCAGCGCCCACTTCGCCACTTCCTTTTGTTTCCCTTCACTCTCCGCGCGGACAGCCTCGGAGAAGATGGCCCTAGCTGTTAGTTTCGCGTGTTCGACCACCATCGCCAAGTGATCCTCGCGCCAACGCTTGCCGTCCCATACGAACCATCCGAGGCCAGGGACATAGCGGATTTCCGAGCCGATATTACGAACCAGTCTCTCTGCGTTGCCTGTATCCGTGAGATCGGGATCAAGCCGAGGTTCAACGGCACTCGGCTTGGCCAGGATGGACTGCGCGAGTTGGACGACAGCGTCAGTCATGTCGTAGAGACTGAATGGCTTCGCTCAGAATCTTTCCGTGCGCTTCGAGTGCGCCCATTGGGGTCAATGCATCTGCGACCCCGAGCCGATGGACAGCATGGCTCAGGTTTCCCACGGCTTCCGCGTGGTCGCGGATCGCTTTTGCGATGTCTTGAATCGCCCCGACGACATTATCCAGGTCTTCCATATCCATCCTCAATCCTCCTTCCGCGCAGTCACCAAGTCCGCCACCCTACTAACGAGGTGCTGTAGGCCCGACCCCGGAGGGAAAGGCTGATCTCGCTTTCGGGTGACGGACTTGGTAACGCGCAACTGAGCCTCCGAGCAGGTGACCTACAGCGGAACCCACTCTACCCGTTCCCTGGCGGGTGTCAAGATTATTTTTGTTGACGCCACGATTTTCACGTGTAGACTCTCCCGGCATGGACATCATCAAGTGCGCGTGGTGCGGGGGCCGAGTGCAGACGACGATCCCTCGCTATTGTTGCGCCTCCCACCGCTCACTCGCATGGAGGTCCAGGAAGCGGAAGGCTACCGGCTACGTTCCAGGCCATGCCGGGCGCCCGTCCGAAAAGAAATAAAGATATTCCTGTTGACGCCAGAATACCAATAGTGTAGAGTCCTGTCGGGTGGGGCGGGTGCCCCGCACGCGATACCCGGAGCGAACCCGGGAGAAGGAGGAGAGATGGAAACCGCGAAAAGGATGATGTGCAAGGCAATCGTCAACGTCCCGGTTGCGCCCGGGATCTCGGTGCGCCTGTGACCTACGCCGACGCCTGGGACGCCTACGACGCGGCCTTCGTCCGCGCTCGCCTACGGCCGGACGACACAGCCCTTGCGGCCAAGGCCGAGGAGGCCTGGGGCGTCGTCCAGGCCGAGCATCGGAAGGGCCTCGGCCTCCTTCCCCCGTGCGAGCCCAGCAGGTTCATCTGCCGGGCCTGCGGCCAGACCGTGAAGCCGACGCAGGAAGGCCGTAGCCCGTGCTGTGACGGACCGGCCCTGGCCCCGGGGTCAATGGCCTGGATGGGCGCGGTGTGCTCGTGAGCGCCTCCCCGGAGGGCCTCGTGGCAATCCTGACCATCTGGCTCCCGTTCATCCTGGCCCTGGTCTTTGCGGCCATGGCGTCCAGGTTCCGCGCCGAGAGGAAGCGGATCGAGGCCAAGATGGAAGCCTGGCGCCGCATCGCCGAGGGGCAACGGGCAGGGGGAGGTGTCAACTGTTCCCGCTAAAACGTTTACGGATGGCCATCGAGGTGAGACGCGGGGGCGCGCACCGGATTTATCACTCCGGTTTTGACGGACTTCACTACATCGTCATGGACGACATCCCGCGCATGTGCAGACTTGAGGGGCGGTGCGACTGCGTCGGGAAGCCGAGGCCGTACCGGTGGCCGGAAGATTTTGGAGCAGAAGATTCGAACCCAGTTCAGCAGAAGGAGGAGTAGTCATGCCAGCAGAAAAGGTTTCAACCGAGCGGATCATCGCCGCGATCGGGGGCGATTCCGGGAGCGGAAAGAGTTTCTTCCTGGCGAACCTGAAGGACGCCGTGATCTACGACACGGACTTGGGAGGCGGCCTGGCCTACGCCGACGCGCGCATCAAGCGCAACGGCTCAGAGCGGGTCGCACTATCCTCCTACGCGGCCATCCTGGACGACATCCGCAAGCGCGCCGGGGCCGGGACGTTGAAAACCAACGTCTGCATTGACCACGCCACCATGCTCCAGCAAGAGGCGAACCAGCGGCACAACCCCACCGGCGATAGCGACTACGGCAGGGGTAATGCCAAGGCGACGGGCGAGTGGCGGAAGATCAGGGAGACCCTGCGCGGCCTGGACTGCAACCTGTTCGTCACCGCGCACACCAAGTCCGAGTACCAGAATGAGAAGGTGGTCGGCATCCAGGTGGACGGGGCAAAGAACATGGAGGGCGATGTTCATATCGTGCTCTACCTCCAGCACGTGAAGGGGGCGGGCTACCCCTCCATCGCCCGCGTCATCAAGTGGCGGCGCGATCCGGAGGATCCCCGGGGTGTCGTGCCCCGGACCTTCACGTTCACGGCGGAGGAGTTTGCCAAGATCGGCGGCGAGGGCATGACCAAGGCCCGCGAGAACGTGAAGTTGGCCTCTGCCGACAAGGTGGCTGAGTTGGAGCGCCTGTTGGGCGTGGTGAAGTTGCCCGAGGCTGAGACGGCCAAGTGGCTCACCAAGGCCGGGGCCGACACCTGGAAGGACATGACGGAGGAGCAGGTGGATGCCTGCGTCGCCTACATTCAGAAGATGATCCAAGGCCAACCCGCAACCGCCCCCAAGGCGGCCAAGAAAAAGGAGGCGTAGCCCATGACGTTTTTCACTGGCAATCCGTCAAAGATCGAGGGGGGAGGCCCGAAGAAACTCATCCCAGAAGGGTGGCACTTGGCCCAGGTGACGGCGGTGGTGGAGGGGACGAGCGATGCGGGGAACCCCGTGGCGATGGTGGACTACATCATCATTGACGGCCCGGCGGACTCCCTCACCCTGCGCGACTACGTGAGCGGGACGGAGAAGTCGGCATGGCGCAAGAAGTGGTTTCTTGCGGAACTCGGCTTCAAGGAAATGCTCCAGGATGCCGACTGCGTGATTGACGCCCAGGACCTGGTGGGGAAGAGCGTCGGCGTCGAGGTGCTGCACGAGGACAGCCGGAAGGAGAACCCGGCCACGGGCCAGCCGTACCGCAACGCCAAGGTCAACGGCTGGTGCAAGGTGGACGATCTCAAGAGCCGG